TGCGAGCAAGCACTTCAACAGCGATGATTACCCTGAGGCGACTCAGGGCCGTCGGCGCAGTGGTTTCGTTGAGGAAAACGACAACCGCTTTCCTCTGGCGAAAGCCAAGGTATCACTGGAGCAGGCCCGGCCGCACTTTGAGGCGTGGATCAAACGCGCCGATGAACAGCTGCTGGTTGTCCTTGAGCAAGAGCTCAACTACGAACTGCAGAAGTATCTGAAGGGGAGCGCCAATGTCCAATGAGCCGTTCAGCCTGAGTCAGCTGTACCAGGCTATCGAGCAACACCTGACGGAGCATCTGTCGGGTATCCAGGCGGTTGTGTTTTGGCCGGATATACAGGAAAACCAAGGCATTCCACTGCCGTCTGTTTTTCTCGAAATGGCTGAGTTCGAACCGGGTATCGATATCGGTACTGGCGAATCCAGCCTGGTCTGCAAGTTTGAGGCCCGGATCATTGTTGACCCGATACAAGCCAATCACCACGAGCAAGCTATACACCTGGTGTCGCAGTTGGCGGTGCTGCTCCGACAGCAAAGCTGGGGCCTGGAGATCAACGTCGCGCAATTTGAGCGAGCCACTCAGGATTGGACCAAGCCTGAGCTGGATGGCTATGTTGTGTGGGTGGTCGAGTGGACTCACCAAGTCTATTTGGGGGTTGAGGTTTGGCCTTTCCCTGAAGAGAAGCCGAGCATGCTCAAACTCAACCTTGAAGCGTACCCGGACGTTGATAGTCCAGGGGGCGCGCCATGAGTTATCAGACGGGCGAGCATGACCGGATGATCGCGGCCATGTTGATGCCGTGTGTGGTGGTCGGGGTGGATTTGATGGCCCCGGCCGTGCGGGTCAAGTCGGGTGAGTGGGTAAGCGCCTGGGTGCGCTGGCACAGCCAGGCGGCAGGGAAGGCCCGACACTGGCGTGCACCGAGCTTGGGCGAGCAGGGGATTTTGTTCAATCCCAGCGGCCAGGCAGGAATGGGCACTTTTGTACCTGGGCTGTATGGCGGCGCCGGCGCACCACCGGACAACCGGGATCACGTTGAGGTCTGGCGATTTGATGATGGTGGTTCTCTGGTCTATGACTGGAAGACCAAGAGCTACACCATCACTTTGCCCACGGGCACGGTGACCATCAAAGTAGGTGCGACCGAGGCGGTTGTTACGGATAACGCGGTGACGGTCACGACGACCAACGTCAAATTGATTGCAGACGTTGCCATTGAAGGTTCTTTGTCCGTCACGAAAAACGTAGCGGTCCAGGGCGCCTTGCATGCGGTGAAAGACATCACCAGTGCCGGCAAGATCATCGACGCCGGCGGCAACAGCGCGAACCACAAACACTAGCCGTTCAATTTCACATGCCCGCCGCGAGCGGGCTTTTTTGTGCCCGGGAGAAACCATGGCCAAGACTTCTGAAACACCCGTTGCCGGCGCTGGGTCTGGCTCAACGTTTCGCGACAAGCTTTACAACTCACGCACCCTGATTCTGCCCGACAGTGGCCGTGCTCTGGCGGTCCTCAAGCAGCGTGTGTCGGTGCCGGCAACTGACGCTGAAGCGCTGGATTACCTCAAATCCAACGAGGAATTCGAACTGCTGCAGGAGTGAACTAGATGATCGGAATGGACCGCCACACCGGCCAGCCCATTTCGGGCATTACGCATTTGCGGCAGAGCATCGCTGACATTTTGAGCACTCCACTGGGCAGTCGCCGGCAGCGGCCGGAGTACGGCAGTAAGTTGCGTCGGTACGTGGACTTGCCGGTTAACGAGGGCTGGAAAGGGGCTGTCCAGGCCGAGGCGAGTAGAGCTTTAAGCCGCTGGGAGCCCCGCCTGAAGCTGGAGCGCGTTCAGGCCGTTTCTGTCCTGGGCGGCCTGATCAAGATCCAGGTCACCGGGCGCTACCTGGGCGAGAGCGTATTGTTAGAGGTGAGTGTATGAGTATCGTCGACCTGTCCGAGTTGCCGGCGCCGGACGTGCTTGAGCCTCTGGATTTTGAGGAGGTCTACACGGAATCGCTCGGTGTCTTCCGTGAATTCATGGGCGACAACTGGAGTGCGCCGCTGGAGAGTGATCCGGTGGTCAAGTTGTTGGAGGCCGGTGCTTATGCGCGTATCGGTGATCGCGCCCGGGTGAACGATGCGGCCAAGGCTTTACTGTTGGCCCATGCCATTCGTGGCGACCTCGATCAGTTGGGTGCGAACGTCAACACCCCGCGCCTGGTGATCCAGGCTGAAGATCTAAGCGCAGTGCCTCCGCTGGAAAAGATCACGGAAAGCGATGACGCTTACCGCGAGCGAATCCAGATGGCGTATGAGGGCCTGACAACAGCCGGGCCGCGCAACAGCTACATTCGCCATGCCCGCAATGCATCGGCACTGGTGGCCGATGCGTCCGCTGAAAGCCCGTCCCCGGCGTGCGTTACGGTCACGGTGCTTGGCCTGTCCGGTGACGGAGCGGTCGGTCCTGAGTTGTTGTCTGTGGTAGCGGCTGCGGTCAATGATGAAAACGTCCGGCCGCTGGGTGATCGGGTGACGGTGCAAAGCGCCGAAGTGTTGCCGTACCGCGTTGATGCGGTGCTGTTCATGAAAGGCCCCGGCCCTGAAAGCGCCGTGGCGCTGGCAGAAGCAGAAAGACGGCTCGCGGCCTGGATCAACCCGCGCAAACGCTTGGGCGTCGAGGTGGCGCGTTCAGCAGTGGACGCGCAGGTGCACGTGCCTGCTGTTTCACGCGTTGAGTTGACCGGGTGGCAGGATCTGGCCCCTACAAAGGCGCAGGCGGCGTACTGCACCGGCTACAGCGTCAAGCTGGGGGAGTGACATGAAAAGTCTACTGCCGAATAACAGCACCCAGTTGGAGCGTGCGATTGAGGTGGCGAGTTCGGATCAGACCGTCATCCCGTTGCGCTCGCTCTACAACCCCATTACTTGCCCCGTTCATTTGCTACCTCATCTTGCATGGGCCTGGTCGGTTGATCGCTGGGATGATCGTTGGACGGAGACGGCCAAGCGCAATGCAGTGCGAGCGTCGTTCTATATCCACTCCCGCAAAGGAACCATTGGCGCACTGCGCCGCGTGGTGGAGCCGCTTGGCTATCTGCTGGAGGTGATCGAGTGGTGGCAGACGGTGCCCGAAGGCGCGCCGGCGACCTTCGCCCTTAGGGTCGGCGTACTCGACACCGGTATCACCGAAGAAATGTTCAGTGAGCTGGAGCGCCTGATTGACGACGCCAAGCCCGTGAGCCGGCATCTGACGGGGCTCGACATAACGCTCGAAACTCGCGCTAACGCCTATACCGGCTTCGCTGTTTATGACGGTGATGAAATCGACGTTTACCCCTGGGCCAACCCCGATATCGACGTGGTGATTCAAGGCCATGCAGGCGTAAGCGAATACACCCTCGACGAACTGGATGTGTACTCACATGGTTGATAAGAATTCTATTTTTGGCGGCATGATCACCACGCAGGGGGCCGCCAAGAAGACCAACTGCGATGCCCTCGGTATTCCGTGGGAGCCGCGTTACATGTTGATCGGCGATGCGAACGGCACCGATCCGGTGCCCAGTCCTTCGCAGACCAAGCTGGTCAATCAAGTTTATCGTGCGCAGATCAATCAGCTGCGGGTATCTCCGACTGATGCCAATGTGCTGATTGCCGAGGTGGTGTTGCCGCCCGACGTGGGTGGTTGGTGGGTGCGCGAGTTGGCCCTGGAGGACAAGGACGGTGTGTTTTCTGCGGTGGCCAACGCGCCGCCGAGTTACAAGCCAGTGCTGGCCCAGGGCTCGGGGCGCAATCAGGTGGTGCGGATGCACATCATCACCAACGGCACCTCGAACATTCAGCTCAAAATCGACCCGGCGGTGGTGCTGGCTACGCGTCAGTATGTCGATGAGGCGGTTAACGGCCTTCTGCCTGCGAACAAGCCTGCTGGCACCTACACCAAGGTGACGGTCAATGATCGCGGCGTTTTCGTTTCTGGATCTAACCCGACCACGTTGGCGGGGTATGGCATCACCGACACGTATACCAAGGACCAAATCACGGCAATGATCGCCCAGGCCTCGGCTTTGCCGGTGGGCTCGATGATCGGTTTTCCCGTGGATAAGGTGGCGCCGGGCTTTCTGGAGCTGGACGGTAGCGTCAAAAGCGTTGCGACTTATCCAGACCTGGCGACGTTCCTGGGCGGCGCTTTCAACAAGGGCGACGAGGGGGCGGGTAACTTCCGGCTACCCGAGTCGCGTGGTGAGTTCCTGCGAGGCTGGGACCATGGTCGCGGGGTGGATGCCGGGCGCGCAATTGGCTCTATGCAGCTCGATAGTCTGCAAGGCTTCCGCATGGAGTCGATGCGGGGTAAGGCCAGCACATCCTGGGGTAACGATGATGGCGGCGCTGGTGATCCAGCGTGGGGCCCGCCGATGGGCTCAGTCACTCCGAGCACAAGACCCCGCAACTTAACGGGCGCTTTCGTAACTGATGGCGTGAACGGCGTGCCTCGTGTTGGATCGGAAACCCGCTCGCGTAGTTTGGCCGTAATGTGGTGCATCAAGGCCTGGAACGCGCCGATCAATCAGGGGAATATCGACGTTGCGGCCCTGGCCAGCGAAATCGAGAAAACCCGGAACCTCTCGATTCAAGGTGCTTACCGGGGAATCCTGATCTCTGCGCCCGGCGTCGGCTCGCTTATCTCGGCCCGCGTTGATCAGGTGATTGTCAAAGACGGAGCCGGTGTAGCGCGTCGTATCAGCGGCCTTTCTGCGGCGATCAATCTGGCTACTGTCGGAGCCAATGGCGTGGACGTCGGGGTATTGGCAGCGTCGAGCTTTTACTCGCTGTGGGCTATCAATGGTGCGGCCCCGGCGTTCATCGCTGCGCTGTGCCCTGTGCTGACTGGGGCCACCACTGCGGGTTCTGCGGTTGTTACCGGCTTGCCCAGTACCGCGTCACTGCGTGTTGGTATGCAGCTGTCGAGTTCGGCATTCCCTGCCGGCTCGGTTGTGCAAAGCATTGATTCGCCGTCTCAAATCAACGTGAGCGCCCTGGCGTTGACTACGACTGCGTCGGCGTCTTTGCGTTTCCTCTATGAGCCTGTGTTGCCTGCTGGATACACGTCAAAGGCGCGCGTAGGCATGTTTTTGACGGCCTCGAACGGGGTGCCATACGCGTATACGCAAGTCGACAATATTCTCTTGTTCGATCCGACTGCTAGTTCAAATACGCTGAATTACCCGGTGGCAGTCTCGGGTGTAGCAAGTGCGCCAGTATCTGTATCACTCGCAAACCTTGTGCCTCCAACTGCCCGCAAGGTTTCGCTAGTTGCAGGCTGCACAGGTGGCTACGTGGGCTTTGCGCCTGAGGGGTCTTTCGCCTCAACGCCTGGCACTGGCTATCTGAGCCCGGCGCAGTTGAACGGGTTCCCGTTTGCGGGTGGTTATAACGCCTCGGGACCTGTGCCTACCGCACAGGGCGAGTTCATTTTGCGGCGCATGAGCTTCCTGTATTGCGCAACCGCAGCATCGGCTGTTGCACAGGTCATGGGCTGGGAGGACGGGTTATGAGTTTTGCTGTTCGTAATGACGGCGTTTACCGCTGCCGGTCTATCGGTGGGCCTGAGGAGCTGTTGCCCGGCGAGGTGTTTTCTGACGTCTATGTCCCGTTGCTTTCGGTTGGTGTTGATGTTGATGCCGAGCGTTCGTGGCGTGATGGGGAACTGGCCAGTCTCATGTGGTTGCGTGAGCGGCACCGTGACCAGTTGGAAATCGGCCGTGAAACAACACTCTCCGCTGAGCAGTTCACTGAGCTGCTGGAGTACATGCAGGACCTGCGCGACTGGCCACAATCGCCGGACTTTCCCGACATTGAGCAGCGGCCAGTGCCGCCGGCCTGGATCGCCGAGCAAACCCAATAGACGCCCCGCACTGACGGGGCGTTTTCTTTTCCGTTACGCGTAACACGAACAACCCACGGCCTCGCTTATGCGGGGCTTTTTCGTTTCTGGAGATTGCCCTATGAGTTTCTTTCACGGTGTGA